ACCATAAGCGGGTTAGAGCTCGTAGCAACAGGGTTGCCGCTCAATTTAACACCCCGGCCCGTGTCGGCCTTATGCGTGACCCTCGGAAGGAGGATGAATTTAACACACGCTTAGATGTTCTTGGCCCCTTAGTGGCAGAACATTACCCCGTTGTCCCCGATGCTTCCCGTCGGAATTTGCTTGCCGCGTTCGATAAGCGGTGCAATTATTATAGTGACAAAAGGGTAGACCGTTCGATCGTTAAAGCGTCTCTTGCTTTATTGGATCAAGTTGTCGGTCCGGGTTGTGATCCTATTGAATGGACACCCGAATTGTTCCACGTGTGGAATTCCCAATTTAAGGCTTCTAAACAAGCCAAACATCTTAAGGTATTACCCCTTATTGCAGAGTGTACCCAACGCACTTTCTCTGCTAAGGAAATTTTTGTAAAGGTTGAGGCTTTACTTAAAAGACATGATGAAAATTGGGCTCCACGAATTATCTATCAGTCTTCCGACTTACACAATTGTATTCTTGGGCCTGTTATGCAGGCCTGTACACAACGAATGTTCCGCCTTTTGCGCGGTCATGATAGAGCTGAAGGTGTCGCTTACATGGGTGCGTACAAAACACAACCGGACCAGCTGGTTAGTTTCATTACTAGGCATGCTACCGGTTCAAGCGTATTCTTGGAAAGCGATTTCAGTTCTAATGACATGACCCAATTGCGGGATGTTCATTTGTTGGAAGTCAAGTGGCTTACACGACTTGGTGCACCTCAGTGGATAACTGGCATGATGCTACATGCAAACTCTTTCTCTGTTACTTCGAGGAAGTTTGCTGTTAGTGCTCGTGTTGTCAATCAATTACCCACTGGTGCTCAGTCTACCACTTTTAGAAATTCAATGTGGAACATGTCAATAAACTATGCGTTCTGCAGACGTTACAAATTCTTTGGTGATTCTTTGGTTCTTGGTGATGACATGCTTATGCGTCTTGATAATCCCTGGTCGGCCTCTCGTAGGTCTATCAGACGGGCGTATGAGTATGTTTGCAAGCTTGCTGGCATGGTGGCGACTGTTTCGACTTTCGGCCACCTCAGCGAGTGCAGCTTTTTATCTAAGAACTTTATAATGACCGACCGTGGTTATGTGATGGTACCTAAACTTGGCAAGGCAATTGCTAGGTTCAATGCTCGTGCTTCTGCGAATGAGGCGGTTTCTGACCGTTCTTATTTGTGTGGCAAGGCGTTGAGCTATGCGTACGAATTTCGGTTTGTACCTGTCATTTCTAGGTGCTTTCTCACACGGTTCTCTCAACTTTTTGAGACGCAGGATCAAGTCTCTTTGGACGGCTTGGGTTGGAATGTTAAGGGCGCGTTTTTAGATCTTGGGGTGCGCGGGGTTATTGAGTCTTTGGATTTGGTTACCCACGTGGCCTCTCGTGCCGATATGACGCGTTTTTATCATTGGAAATACAATCTAACCGCAAGTGACGTTTTAGACTTGCTCCTGGCTACTTTGTTTCAAGAGGAGGATTTGGATGTCGCCGCTGTTGGTAGAATAATCGAAGACTGGGTCTGACCGTGGCTTGGGCCCGCTACCCGGCATTGGATGATTCGCTAAGC